GCAACAAAAGCTATCGCAAGAACATCCTGATTTTGGTCAGATTGTTCAGGATCAAGACTTTGTTAATTGGGTGAAATCGTCCAATATTCGTCTTGGTTTGTATGCAAAAGCTGATGGTGAGTTTGACTATGATTCTGCTGACGAATTGCTGACCACGTACAAGCAACTTCGTGGTGTTAAGGCCAAACAGACTGAGCAATCTGGTGAAGTTACCAGAAAGCAAAATATGAAGGCCGCACAGGTTGATAGTGGTGGTACTGGGGAAAGTTCAAAACGTATTTACCGTCGGGCTGACCTAATTCGGCTGAAAATGAATGACCCAAACCGTTACGATGCCTTGTCTGATGAAATCATGCAGGCATACGCAGAGGGTCGCGTTAAATAACTTTTTAAGGAATACATCATGGCAACTGCATTTTCCCCAACAAATAGTGTAACAACCACTACTGCAAATACGTTTATCCCAGAAATTTGGAGTGACGAAATTGTGGCGGCGTACAAAAAGAACCTGGTTCTTGCGAACGTCGTTATGAAAATGAACTTCCGTGGCAAGAAAGGTGACACCGTTCACGTTCCTGCTCCTACTCGCGGTGCTGCATCGGCTAAAGGCGCAACTAACGCCGTTACGCTGATCGCTGCAACTGAGACCGAAGTTCAGATCAGTATCAACAAGCACTACGAATACAGCCGTTTGATCGAGGACATCGTCGAAGCTCAAGCTCTGAATTCGCTGCGTCAGTTCTATACCAGCGATGCTGGTTACGCTCTGGCTAAACAAGTTGATACCGATCTGGTTCAACTGGGTCGTGCATTTAACGGTGCTACTGTTGGTACTGATGACTATGCAACGTCGAACACCGCCACCAAAGCCTATATCGGCGGCGACGGTACGACTGCTTACAATTCGACAACCACCAACGCTTCGGCTCTGACCGACGCTGCCATCCGTCGTACTATTCAACGTCTGGATGACAACGACACGCCAATGGACGGTCGTTTCTTCATCATCCCACCATCAAGCCGTAACACGCTGATGGGTTTGGCTCGCTACACTGAGCAAGCATTCGTGGGCAATGGCGATGCGATCCGCAATGGCGAAATCGGCAACCTGTACGGTATCCCAGTGTTCGTGACTTCCAACGCCGACTTCGGTGCTGGTTCGTCGGGCGCTGACCGTATCTGCCTGATGGGTCATCGTGATTCGATGGTGTTGGTTGAGCAAATGGCTGTTCGCTCGCAGACTCAGTACAAACAAGAATACCTCGGTACTCTGTTTACTGCTGACACCCTGTACGGCGTAAAAGCCATGCGCACTGCGGCCACTACTGGCGCTGCCCTGTCGTCTTCGGCATTCGCATTGGCCGTTCCTGCCTAATTAACCTGCCCCTTCTCGGAGGGGCTTTAACCTATTAGGAGAGTAATATGGCTGCTGCTACTTCCGTAGTATCCCGTCGGGGTAACGACCAATTTCGCGGTATTTTTAGCGATACTTGGGTTGTAAAATGCACGCTGGACGCCGGTTCGCTGGTTGACGGTGCTGGTGAAACTGATACCATTGCCGTTCCTGGCGTGGCATTGGGCGATATGGTGCTGGGTTGCTCTACCGCCGTTGATGAAGTTGGTCTTATCGTCGAAGGTTATGTAAGTGCTGCTGGTGTTGTCTCGCTGCGTATCCAGAATGAGTCTGGTTCTACTGTAGACTTAGCTTCCACGACAGTTCGCGTGGTTGTTGCACGTATGGTATAAGGATTGGGGGCTTGCCCCCAATTTTTTGGAGATTATATGGCTACTTTTCGCTGTGTTTTAAGCGGTACGGTGATAACTTTTGTCCACCAGCATGATATTGATTCCATGCGTGGGCATGAAGGTTACGTTCGCTTGGACGAAACAGACGAAAAAGTAGGTGAGATTCGTACTGACACTGCTTTTGCGCCGCCACAAAGACGGCCAGGCCGCCCACGAAAGATTCAACATGTCCGAGATTGACCCACGCGAATTTGGCAAGCTAGAGGCACAAGTACAGGCATTGCAACTTGAAGTGCATTCTATGAGCGCCGACGTTAAGTCGCTGCTGGCCTTGGCTAACAAATCCAAAGGTGGATTTTGGGGTGGCATGATGGTCGCGTCTGCGGCAGGCGGTCTGTTTACTTTCTTTGTAGATAGGATTTTTCGATGAAAAACCTATTATCTGGTGATGTTTGTCCTGTTGCTACGCAAGACGTAAAAACCAATCTTAAAAATCGCAACAATGCGTTTAAGAATTTTGGTTATGGGCCACCAAATCCAGATGAGACAAATACTGCATTTTGGCTAAAGAAAGCCACGATGTACAATGCGCCTACGGATACGGTAAAAGGTATGCGTTGCGGTAACTGCGCTGCATTTGTGCAAGCGCCAAAGATGATGAAATGTATTAAAGATGGGCTGGAAAAAGATGAGGAAGGTTTGTCTTATGATGACCAATTCATCAAAGCAGCTAATCTAGGCTATTGCGACTTGTTTCAATTTACCTGCGCTGCCGCAAGAACTTGCGATGCGTGGAAATCTGGCGGCCCTATAACTAAGGATTAAACATGAAAAAACCAGCTAAAATTGGCAAAGTAATGGGTGAGTACAAAGAAGGTACGCTGCATTCCGGCAAAGGTGGGCCAGTAGTTAAATCACGTAAACAGGCTATCGCTATTGCTATGTCTGAGGCTAAAATGCCAATGCGCGGCCAACGTACAATGAAGAATAAAACAAAGTAAGTTTATCTACAGGCTTCTCCCCATTCGGGATAGGTAAAAGCCATATCTATTAGGACAAAGAAATGACCTTTCTTGATATGGTTAACGACATTCTTGTGCGTCTGCGCGAGCCTACGGTTGTCACTACTGACGATACGGCCTATTCGCGTTTGATAGGCACAATGGTCAAAGATGCCAAAGTACAAGTAGAAGACGCGTTTTCATGGAATGCGCTAGGCACATGGGTTGAAGTTGCTACGATTCCCGGCACTTCGGAATACATACTGTCTAATATTGGCCCAAAGTTCCAAGTAACCGATGCGATAAATACTACGTCAAATGTTGGTTTAATACAGATTCCGTTTTCTACGATGAATCGGTATTTAAACTTTAGCGTTTCATCGACAATCCAAGGCATTCCGCAGTTTTATAACTTTGATGGTGTAGATACCAGTTCAGCGTACTACGACGTAAAGTTTAACGTCTATCCTATACCAGACGCGGTATACACGCTTAGATTCTCCCTGATCGCGCCTCAATCTGATCTTATCAATGATTACATGGTTCCTTTGGTTCCGAGTAAATTGATTGTCCAGAACGCATACGCGCGTGCTTTGGTTGAGCGTGGTGAAGATGGTGGCTTAAATTCATCCGAAGCCTACGCGTTATACAAGTCCATGTTGGCTGATTACATTGCTTTGGAAGCTACACGCACGCCAGAGAACATGGAATTTATTGCAATATGAGCCAGCAAATTCAAACCTTTAGTATTTCAGCCCCAGGCTTTTACGGGCTAAATACACAAGACTCGCCGTTAGATTTGGCGTCTGGATTTGCTTTGTCTGCAATGAATTGCGTAATCGACCGTTATGGTCGTATTGGCGCTCGTAAGGGATGGGAAAAAGTAAACTCTGATACCGGCGCGTTAGCTGGCGCTGACGTTAAAGTAATACATGAACTTATCCAAAACGACGGTACGCTTACGATTTTGTTTGCAGGCGGCAACAAGTTATTTAAGCTAGATGGCAGTAATGCCGTAGTACAGCTTACTTATGGAGGCGGGGGGACTGCCCCAACTATAACGGCGGATAACTGGCAATGCGCGTCGCTTAATGGCATTACATATTTCTTTCAAATAGGCTACACCCCGCTTATTTACGATCCAGCGGTTAGCACTACAACATATCGCCGCGTATCAGAGAAAACAGGCTATGTAGCTACAGTTCAAAACTGTAATATTTGTATTTCCGCTTATGGCCGTTTATGGGCAGCTACTACTGCGGCTACTAACAACACAGTCTACTTTTCTGACCTTTTGGCTGGGCATATCTGGTCTACCGGTACTGCGGGGTCGCTAAACTTAGCTAACGTATGGCCTAACGGGCCGGATGAGATAGTTGGTCTAGCCGCGCATAACAACTTTTTGTTTATCTTTGGTAAGCGTCAGATTCTTGTGTATAGCGGTGCTACTACGCCGTCTACCATGACGTTATACGATACAGTTGGTGGTATTGGCTGCATTTCGCGGGATTCGATTCAGAATACGAATACAGACGTAGTGTTCTTATCTAATAGCGGCGTGCGGTCTGTTTTGCGTACTATCCAAGAAAAGTCTGCGCCATTCCGCGACATTAGCAAAAACGTCCGCGATGATCTAATGAACTACGTTGCGGCTGAAGTGCCAGCCAACATAAAAGCGGTTTACTCTGAAAAACATGCGCTATATCTTTTAACATTGCCTTGCAATAACGCATTAGCAGATGCGGTATTACCTCCACCTAAACTAGCGCCTAATGTTAATGGTTGCTGGCCTAA